TTTGTCTTGTCTGTGCAAGTGCAGCAGGAATTTTTTCTGCACCTATCTTACCAATATCTGGAACAACTGAACCATCCCACAACTCCATAGATGGAATTCCCATCTCTGCATATGATGCTTTTCTTTGTTCTGGTGTTGCTTGGAATGCAGATATACTACCATCCTCATTATAATCAGTTTGCCGCATTATCTGTTGTTTCTTAGACATTCCACCGCCACCAAAACGAGGAACACCTAAGTTCTTTCCTTTACCACCACCCGTCTGCATCGTTGGTATGTTTGTTCCACCAGCAGCAGCATTCATACCTTCCATTGTATCAATACCATACTGTTCGACTGCACCCTTAGACATAACAAACTCACCAGGAGTTAGCATAGCAGGAACAGTATCCTTATCTCCTGCACCTGGAACTTCACCACCTTTATTAAATCCTTTAGCTTCTGTTGGATTTGGTACAATCTCCTTCGCATCTACAGGAGGTGGGTCTGCAGTAGGTTTATCTCCAACATCTTTCGTTATATCATTAACCGCTTCATCTTCTATCTTATCAAGTTCTTTATTTCCATTCCCAGTTATCCAGTTCATAATCTGACCTGGCAATGCCGTGACAAATTTAACTGCATCAAGTATCTTAGGAACACCCCACATCAATAGTGCAATAGTACCTGCTACCATTCCTGCTGGACCTAACAATCCTGGCAAGAACCACATAAGACTACCAAGTAATACAGGCCACCAATCCTTTATGAATCTGAATATAGATGACACCTTAGAAGCATTCTCTGGATTACCAAACCAATCCAATGCTTTCAGTATAACTTTACCTGCTACAATCGCTACAAAGAAATTTATAAACTTATCCCAAATACTCATGAACGGTTTAAAGACTTTTGCTGCAGTATCTTTTATACCTTTACCAAGACCAAGACCACCTTTCTTTTCTAAATCCTTTTCTGCTGCTTTTACATCTTTCTCTTCTCCCTTTACTCTAGCATCATCCTGTGCATCCTCCTGCAACTTAAACTGATCTTGTAGAGTTTTATATATCGAGTCTACAGTATCTGCAATGACTGTTAAAGTGCTACCAACTCCTGCAAATGGATTAGAGTTTTGAGCATTCCCTTCTTCTTCAACTGGTTTAAGTTTATCTACTGATGGAGTCTCACCTTTAAATCTTGCTATTCTATCTTCCTTACTTAAATATCCACCTTTACCATCAGTACCCATTACTCTTGAAGTAAAGTCATCATCGAATGCAGTTCCTTTCTTTATATCTCCACCAGTTATCTTCGTTTTCTTTACATTTAATTTCTTCTTAGTTGCTACACCACCACCACCTACTTCTGATACTGATTCTGTAGGCATCTCATCATCTAATTCCTCTCCTATTACATCTTCTACTACATCCTGCAATACTACCTTCTGTGCTTCTAACTCAGCAACTCTTTTCTCAAGACCAAGTACTCTTACTAATGTCTTCCTCTGCATTGCAAAGGACTTACTTAATGTCTTATGTAACTGAGCAGTTTCAATACCTAATCCTTTTTCAAGCCCACCAACTCTACCCTCCAATTTAAAATGAGGGTCATGAGCACTCCTCAGAGACTTTATTAAGCCTCCTCCTGCATACATGTGTGGTTTTCCTTTAGGCATTTTGTTTTTGCTTTTGTTTTAGTTCTTCTTCCTCAAGATGTTGTTGGAGAAGACCCACATAGATGTCTCGTTCCCAAGGCATCATATTCTCAATCTCTGTCAAGCTATATTTATGGTACTGCATCAAAGCAAAATTCAGTCTGAAGTAATTCTCCAGATTCATATGCAGCATGGCTACCCGAAAAAAGACGCTAATCCCTCAAGTACCACTTCACTTTTTTTCTTAGTCTTAGGATTAGTTACCTCAATAGTATGAGATAATTTAGGCATTGTCTCAAAGAACTTCTCAATTGCTTTAAACTGAGTTGAGTTCATCGACTCAAGAAACTCATTCATTTCTTTCTTAGTACAATCAGCAGATGCCCAGACCTCATCTTCTGTGTAAATTTTATCAATGCATTGGGCAATCAATTCAAATGATTGTGTCATTGCATTCTTTTCATCAAAATCAAAATTATTTTTAATGAACTGATCCAATGAAGGATAAGTCATCTCCATCATAATATTTTCGTCAATTTTAATCTGATTCTCATGATCATCATACTTCTGAACTTGAATATCATCCAAGTCAATTAAAACAGGAACTTGAGTTGTCTCATCATCAGGACATATAACATTAACTTCCAACTCTTCTCCAACAGATTTACCTCTGATGTTGAGGAATAGAAATTCAATATCAAAAGTAGGAAGTTTCTCTACTTTAATTCCTTTTGAAAGAACACAACTCTTCAATACTGCTTTAATAGCATTCGTGATCTGTTTATTATCTTCGCTTTCTAAGGCAATCACTAAAACCTTTTCTTCTTTTACAAGGAAGGGTCTATAACTAATAGTCTCACCTGACGAAGGCAACTCCAACTCATACGTCGGAGTCGCAATTTTTGGTAAAGGCATAATATCCTAATACAATTCAATGTACTTTATTTATAGACCTTCATTAGCAAATGTATTAGATACAAATTGTCCTGCTACTGCTCCTGCAATATTACCAAGAGTATTACTACCAGTTGATCTATCAACAACACTATCAACTAAACTAGCTGCTGCATTACCAAGTATTCCTGAAACATTAAACCCTGCTTGTTGACCTGGTGTTGGTACAGTAATAGGAGAACTGTGAATGGGTCTTGCAATATACCTAATATATGTCATGGATATATTACATGTTAGTAAACTAGATCCTTCATAGGTAACAGGCATTGATGTTATTGCTAAAGGATATGCTCTAACAAATTCATACTCTATAGATCTACCATAATCTCTTTCAAACTTTCTAACTTTCAATCCTTGATTAGCACAATACTCATCTGGATATTGACTTCTATAATAGTAATTCGTATTCATCATATCATCTCTATCAGTTTCACCTACAATATATGATATCCAATTCTCAAAGAATCTGATAGGAGTATAGTTATCAGCATCTACATAAAAAGTTAAATCAATTCTATCATCATATATTCTTCTGTATGCATGTCTTTCAGTAACACCATGAAAACTATTATTGATCTCACTGGTTGCAAGAGAAGAACCAGGAAGACTTGCTTCTGAACATTGTAAATTTAGTTGCTCCTGATTAGATCCCAATATCGATCTAAGATTAGTTGGGACAGGTATCTCTACCTCAAAGTGAGAGGTTAAAGATGGACTAAGCAACGTATTTTTAATTTGCGTAACCGACTTGGGACGTGCCATCTATAAATAATTTTTTACCTTATATATTATGTATGGCTGAAAGTAAAAAGAGTTTATACAAACCATCCAATCCAAGGAAATATAAAGGTAATGTTAATAATATTATCTGTCGTAGTTCTTGGGAAGAAAGGTTCTGTAATTACTGTGATCTAAATGAAAGCATTGTAGAGTGGGGGAGTGAAGAGTTCTTTATACCCTATCGTGCTCCTGATGGGAAAGCAAGAAGATATTTTCCAGACTTTATTATGAAAGTAAAGGAGAACACAGGGAAGATTAAAACATATGTGATAGAAGTCAAACCATTTAAGCAAACAAAACCACCAAAGAAAAGAAAGAATGTGACTAAATCATACATGTACGAATGCAGAACCTATGCAGTTAACCAAGCAAAATGGATAGCAGCAAATGAATGGTGCAAAGATCATGGAGTTGAATTTAAAATTATCACAGAAAGAGAACTAGGTTTAAGATCATGACAGACTCATTTGGATTTGATGTAGAAATCAATAGAGTTGAAACTTACTTAAGTGAATTGAATAATGCAACGAATGATCCTGAAGAGATGATGCTAGAGATAATGGAAACTCTTAAAGATACTGTGACACCTATACCTGAAGTAGGAAAGTTCTATACCTTTGTATATAATGCTAAGACTCCCAATAAAACATACGATCAACATCCACTTGTTGCATGTACTTCATTAGAGAGATGGGGATTCAAAGGTCTTAATTATCATTGGAGAAAATCTAGAAACTATACGTGGGAAGAGTTAACAGGACAGTTATACATAGTACAGTATGATGAACTAGAGGCATTGCTTGCAATACCATATGCGAAATATATCCTAAATAACTAAAAATCTTGTCGAATGGCAACATACGGAAGCAGAGATAGCGGTAATTTTTCTTACTCACATCTACAAAACGTTCGCTACTATACAAAAATAGACTCAATATCTGGAGAAATAACTCTTAAGAGTTCTACGGTAGCAGACCCAGATATAGAAGGTGGTTTTGTGCCTAGTGGATCAGAGTCTGATGACAGGCAATTGGGTATTATAGATCCAAAGACAGGAGTATTTACAGCAACAGAAGGATCTGGTACAAGCACTGCTGAAGGAGATTTTTTCTCAAGTCCTGCAGGAATAAAATCAGTAAAAGAATCTGCAACAATAGTATCAAACAAATCACAGCAAGCATTGGGAGTAGATCCTTCAGAAGCATCATCAAAAACATTAGATTTAATTTGGCCTAATAAAGCAAAAGGAACAGACGAAACTGGAGATAGTTCAAATCCAGCAGCAGCAAATACAAATATGAATATAAATGAGGTTGCTAGTAGTATATTCAATATGTTTGGTGTAAAAACCAGTAAGCAAAAAAGTTGGGGTGACTTAGTTTTCCCAGAAGCACTAAGAACTAATAGTCAAGACGTAATTAAATTTAAACAAGTAGAATTTAAACCTAGAAAATTTAATGTTAGTGGTGAGAATATCTCAGGTATAGAATCAAGAGCTGGTATGAACAGCAGATTAACGAAAGGATCATGCACTCTTCCAATTCCTGGTGGCATTAGTGATCAAAACTCTGCTAACTGGGGGCAACAAACAATGACCTCTGCTCAAGCAGCAGCAGGTGCATTAGCATCAAAAGCATTGGAAGGAGATTTTAAGGGAATTGAGAAAGCACTTACTGATAATACAGAAGCAATTAAGAAAGCAGTTAAGGCAGAAGTTATACAAGCAGCAACAGGTACAGACTCCGCACAATTCCTAGCAAGAACTGAAGGAGTTGTGATGAATCCTAATATGGAATTATTATTTGGTGGTCCTGAACTACGTAGTTTTGGTTTTACATTTAAGTTCTCACCAAGGAATGCACAAGAAGCAAAAATACTAATCGATATTATTAGATTCTTCAAACAAGGAATGGCTCCTCAGAAACATTCTAATGGATTATATTTAAAATCACCACGCACATGGATGCTTCAATATCTTCATGAAGGTAGAGAGCATAAGTTCCTCAACAAGTTTAAGGAATGTGCATTACAATCCTTTAGTGTTAACTATACACCTGATGGAAACTACTCTACATTTAGAGATGGTGTAATGACAGCATACGAATTAACAATGACTTATGGAGAACTAGAACCAGTATTCTCTACTGATTATGATGACTCACAAAGCATAGGTTTCTAAGATGAAAAAGTATTTCAGATACGTTCCTGATTTTGATTATGTAAGTAGACTTCCTGAGTCTAAAATATCTGACTATGTTAAAGTAAAAAACCTTTTTAAGAAAGGAAAACTTAGAGATGACATCTTCCAAGATGTAACAGTCTTTACTAAGTATCAAATCGTGGGAGATGCTAGACCAGATAATGTAGCATATGATGTCTATGATAATGCTGACTTAGATTGGGTTATATTGCTATCAAATAATATAGTTAATATACAATCAGAGTGGCCTCTACCTCAAAATGATTTTGATAAAATACTTCTAGAGAGGTATAACACATATGAAAATCTATATGCTGGTATACACCACTATGAAACAACTGAAGTAACTAACAGTCAGGGTGTTGTTATAGTACCTGCAGGATTATATGTATCCTCTACCTATAAAACTGAATATTATGACTTCTATCAAGACTCATTAGTAACAGTACAAGATGCTGTTAAACCAGTAACAAACTATGAGTTTGAAGAAGCGAAAGAAAATGACAAAAGGAATATCTTTATACTTAAAGAAAGATATCTAAGAATAATTTTAGATGACATGCAAGATATCATGCCATATAAAAATGGTTCCACTCAGTATGTGAGTGAAACCATTAAAAGAGGAGAAAATATTAGACTTTACTAGTTACTCCTCTGCGAGTTTCTGAAAATAACTTAGAGCATCATCTTCATCTGAACTAGCAGATGCTACAGGTGCAGCAGCGACTGGTTCTTTACGAGAATTGAAGTCAGGTGAATAAGAACCACGACTGTTATCCTCATTTGATACCTCTTCATCAAATGCACGACGAGCAGGTTGCTTATGTCCTAGAACATAATCCAAACGCTTCTTCAAATCTTCATATGATTTGAACTGATCTGGTGCAGTAACAGCAGCAAGTGAATACTGCTTCTTCCACAATGCTTCTAGTGCATCGTCATCATCTAGTACAGGAGATACCTTATCGAACTCTGACTTATCATAGTTCCAGTAACCATCCTTCTTCACAATCTTCAACTTGAAGTTTGCACCTTGCCAGAAGTCAAAAGGATTGATTGGAGTTTCATCCTCAAACTCTGGTTGCATTGATTCCATTACTTTATCAAAGATCTTCTTACCAAACTTGTAGAGAAATACTCCACCCTCATTTTGAGGATTGGTAGGATCTTTTACAACATAGATGTTTGCATAGTAGGAAAGCTTACGCTTCTGTCTACGAACTACATCCTTATCACCTT